TCAGCTTCACGAGCTGATTCTTTAGACATAAGCCCTGTACCAAGACGCTGACCAAGACCCACAATAAGGCTGTTTACGTCGGAACCGGCTGCGGAGTATGAAACATAATGGAAGTCTGTTTCCCACAGTTTGTTTGGTGTGTAGTCTTTGACTCCTCCACCCATGCCTGAAACAAAGAATGATTTGGCGTTGTTACCCCAATAGGCTTTTTCGATTCCGATAGCAATCTTGTCTTCTTCAACCATTGACGAAGCAAACAAATCTTGGGCTTCTTGTACACGGAAGTCCACGGTTGCTGCGAGGATGTTTTCTCCACGGCGACCAGTACGGATGTTGGTGCCTGATTCTCCGCCGAACTCTGCTGGGATAGAACCTTCGAGGCGTTCTTGGCGTTCAAGACGGTCAAGAGCTACGTCTGTTTTGTATCCAGGTGAGATGTTTTGTACCTGAATGTCTCCACCCTTTACAACACCAAGTTGCCCTGTTTTACCGTCGGCAATTTGAATGATCTCTGGGTTTTCGCCTGGGCGGGCAATAAGGTATTCGTCTGGGAAGATGCCACGTTCAATAGCGATTTCGGTGAGGGCTTGCAATCTTGCACGGGTGTAGTACATACCCATCAGACCGTCAAATTGTCCGTGTGGCTTGTCAAGGGTGATGCGTTGTGGCACTACTACGAGTGGCATACCTGTTTTGTTGCTGATTCGTTCTAGTTCAACCACGTTGGCACCCATGAATGGTGCGCCCGATTCCATTGCTATGCCTTTTTCTGAGCCAATAACGCAAGTAACTACTTCGTTGTCGCAGACGTATTCAAGGATTTTGAACATTGTGTCCCATGATGGTTGCCCTACACGAAGGATTCCGTCCACTTTGTAGCCGTAGTTTTGGGTTAACCAACGGTATGTACGTGCGTATGTGAAGATGCAGTTATCTGGGACTGGATTGTCAATATCTATAGTCGGGGCAGGGAATGTATCAAGCGGGTTACGTAGCTGCCATTCAGGGATGCGCTTATCAAAGTTAGGCTTAATAAAAATAGGCGAGTTGCTGTATGCAAGTAAGTGCCTGGCACGGCGACGCATCTTCATGTTCATGCGGTTCTGATCCCAGATGGCAAGCATGGCTCGCTTGCGGTCACGAGCCAAAGCCATACTGCGGTCTTGTCCTTCACGCATTGCAGGGAAATAAGGCGAAGGCATGGTCGATGCGACACGCATAGACATCTGATCTAGACCTTGAACAAGCAGGTTAGCTACAGAAGAACGAGCTGAACGGTCAAGTTCATTAAGAGGGACAACAACATCACCGTTAGCTAGGCGGCGTACTTCCCGCATTTGATTGAGAATCGGACCTTGCGCTTCAAGACGCTCTCTGTATAGATCAACGATTTCTTCAACTGATTTCATGCGTCACCTTTGGTTACAAACAATGCAACGATAACACATCATAGCCATTTTGGTCGCCATTGCCTCGGTGGAGCCTTGGCTTGTGTTAGGTTTGGCAGGTTCAAAATTGCCATCCACAAAGCCATAACAATGTCTGTGCCGTGCTTTTTATCTCTAGCCCATTTAGTTAACTCGTCTGTAGCTGCCAAAGTTTTCCAGTTGCCACTCATGGAAGGCAAACGAAGTGCGCCTGACCTGATAACTGCTGGTAATAAGGCTTCGACACCAAGGGATTCATCTAGTTTGTTGCGGCTAGTGGTATGTGGTATCACATTGACTCTATGTAGAGCTTGCCATTTGCGTACAAAGTCGTGGGCTAAAAGGAAACGTTGGGCTGCGTTGATTTCAACCACCCAGTGTGAGATGGGATAACCCATTTGGTATGACCGTTCTTGCCATTCGTCCATTAACCCAGAGTATTGACCGGTCATGGTGTCGTATCCAAGGACTTCTTCAGCGGATAATTTGACACGCTCGATATCTACTACGTGATAAAGGTTGGTTTGAGGCTGGTAAATAATCCACACAAAAGCCCAAAACATAGTTGGGGACGGGTCTACCGCCACAATACTGATCCACGGGTGGGCTAAACCTTCAGGGATATGCCCAGGTTGACGGTGGTTATCTACACAGCCTGGATAGTCAACCCCATCTGGTCCCATCCCACCTGTAATCCAAGTACGGTGTACCAGTCGGGTGTCAAGATCAAGGTCTTCTTGCTGATACACCACATTGAACAGGTCGGGTTTGGAATATCGAATAAACGATAGGTCTTTCCACGGCAAACGACGGGGATCTAGCAAAGGTCCGTCGGGGTATGGCAAGGATTTGAATGAACGAGACTCTTTACCTGTGTCTAGTTCCTCATAATATGCTTTATAAATTATTTGACGGTATTTTTTTTGCCGAACAGGTTGACCTTCTTGAACATCTTCAGGAGTTTCAACATCCGACCCGTCATATTGGAGATCTTCTTCAATGTCGTAGGTTTCTTTTGAGAGGCAGTGGGCGTAGAGGTCGCCTGATCCGAGTCTCTGTCCAACAACAGCCAGTAAACCACCTGGGTCGCAACGTGCTTCTGCAACGCCATCCCATCTTTCCAGAAGTTTGTCCCTTGCCACGCTTTCACGGGCGTTATCTGGTGAGGCAACATCGTCGAAAAGGCAGAGGTCGGCTCGGTGTCCGATGAATTCTGCTTCAATTCCGTAGGCACGTACAGTTGGCTCTTTGTTGTCCAACCCGTTTCCGTCAAGTTGCTCCACGACAAATTCTTCTGCCCGCCATAAGGCACCTTTGTCCACTGGTTTGAATCGTCCATAGTCAATAGTTAAGCACCCTTCAGCGTCAATAGCAAGACCTTTTTGTACCATCATCGGATCGGGAAGAATTGGGGAAACCCTTTCGAGCGTTTCACGAATACGACGAGAATACATCTTCGCCATATTCTGTGACACAGACCCAATCATTACACGCACACGCCGGTTGCGAACTATCGCCCACACAGCTACATCATGGAACAAAGTGGATTTGCCTGCACCTGGGGGGACGTTGAGAACTACGAATTCTTTTTCTTCGGACTCCAATAGTTTAACAAGAGTGAGCGCAGCTTCGACTTGCCACGGGGAAGGCACACGACCTAAATATCGACGGCGGAAATAATCAAAATCTTCTAAGCCTCGAAGGGCTTCCTCACAAAGCATGTCATGTGGGATAGCAGATGGGAGATCAATGGTGTCCATGAAGTCCATGTGCGCCCGTTCTTGGCGACCACCGTTACCTGCACCAGTGTTAGCTTTATGGTTTGCTTCTTTACGGTTTGCTTCAAGTTCTTTGGCTCGTTTCAACCAGCGGGAACCCGTATTGACATGAACCCCTGTTTCTGCACAGGCATCTTTAATGTTTCGTCCTGAAGCTATTAAAGCAAAGAACTTGGCTTTGTCCTGAATTGGGACAGCTCTTTTTGTTCCCATACTGGGTTTATTCTACCACTTAACTTTGTTAGCCCAGTAAGCGGCAGACATTTTTCCTTTAGCAATGTTAGAAGCATGACGATCCTTGAACGCTTTGTTACGTGCAGACCCATCCGGTGAACCCTTAACACCTTGCTGACCAAACCGAATCGTTTTCACTTGATCGCCAACCTTGGCTACAACAACGTGAGATTTAGTTGGATGGTTAGGAGTGGCTTTGGGTTTGTTGTACCCAGATACGCCTGCCCGTTTAAGGCGAGAATCTTCAGGCATTACTTTTTCTTTTTAGGAGCAGAAACCATTTTTTTGCCAGACTTCTTAGCCGCTGCTTTAGCGTCTTTCATTCCAGTGGCGGTGTATGGGAACTTCTTTTTTCCTACCTGAGGCATATTACTTTCCTTTTTTCATTCGGGATGCAGCCATGTTATCAACAAGGTTCGGATACGGACGACCAGCCTTCGCAGCACGAGCCTTCGCTGAAGCTTTCTGTGCAGAAGACAAAGGAGTCGATTTCTTCTTCGGGTTTGTCTTTTCCCAAACAGGTTTCTGTTTCATTACTTTTTCTTTTTGCTGTCCATCAACGCTTTTTGCTTTTTAGCAACCAAAGCATTAGCAGCTGCACGACCAGTAGTAGCAGCACCAGGAAGATACTTCGTAGGATCTCCAGAGTTTCTAATAGTAGAAGCAAGGATTTTCCCAAGAGGACCCATAGAAGGATTTGCTTTTGTAGTCATAGAAGGTTTTGCTTTTGTAGCAGGAGGAGTAGGTTGTTTTTTTGAAGGTTGTTTAGAAGCCATGTGGAAACACTAACACCATGTGCTACGATGATGTCAACTTCACAAGACCTCCACGCTGGGATAGCGTCAAGGCAGGCAGGGTCGTACATCGGTTGCATGATGCGGGACATTTCACACCAGGGAACTGGGGTAGATGAATCCTG